CACAAATGGCTCGTATGTCTACCCCCACACTTCGTTACATTGGTTGATAAATTATCAACTGCTAAAATTTGTTTTAGATAAGACATTTCTTGTCTGAATCTTTCACCCGATATCTGTCCTGTGTACTGGAGGATAAACTAAAGTGTTTCTTGATACCGACTTCCCCAAGATTTTGGGTGCAGAGCTGTATCGCCCTTACCCGGCATACATCTGCGAAATGGCCGTAGAGCCTGTTGTTGTCCACGACTTTACTCGCCAACCTGGTCAAACCGTTCAGCTCGATCGCTACAAGTTCTGGGGAAGCCCCGGTACCAAGGATAGCCGCGAGCGTATTGCTGATCAAACGATTGGTACTGCCAATAGCCGTAACATCACTAAGGAGAAAGTCCTTGTGGTGCTTAAGGAATACACTGGCCCTGCTGATCCGGGCGATCCGACCCAACCTTCAACCTTCAAGATTGCTCGCGAAACCCTTGTTACCGCCCAGCGCATGTTGCTGGACACGGGTAACCTGAATATGTTCCACCAGAGCATTGGTTCTCTCACTCTGCTTGACGATTATCGTCGTTGGCGTGATCGTGTATTCATCGACGAGCTTGCAAAAGCAGAAGCAAATGGTGCTGCCTCTGGTACTCAAGGCGGTTACTATTTCCCTGGTAACAAAACCAAGAATTCTTCTGGGCAAATTACTTACACAACCCAGGAGTATGCCGACCAGGTTCAACAGTTTTCTGTTCGCACCGATCTTTTGACTGTTGTCAAGGATCTGCGTAAGCGCAATGTTCCGACCTTCGCTGATGGTCTGTATCGTTGCATTTGCGATCCTACATTCATGATGCATCTGCGTCGTGATCCCGACTTCCGTGAGATCGCTCGTTATTCCGGTAATCCTGGCCAAGGTATGTTCATGGGTAATCCCATGATGCCTAATAACGCCAGCTTCTACATGGGTCCCCAGGCTGGGCAAGCTTATTTCCTGGCCGGTGAACCTGTAATGCCGACCGGCGTACAGTTTGAAGGGGCTAAATTCTTCGAATCGACCAACTTCCCGAATAAGAGTGTTTCCGCTTCTTTTTCTGGTGGTGCTCCTTATTCGAATCAAGAGGTTACTCAAGGATTTTTCTTTGGTCCTCAGGCAATCGGCGTGGGCATTGGCGGTCCGAACGCTCAAGTTCTTATCAATAATAACGACGACTTTAGTCGCTTTATTATTCTTATTTGGCAACTGTATGCTGGTTTCGAAATCCTGAACAAAGATTTCGTTACCACTGCTTACAGCTTTGTTCAAGATGATGGAATGGTTTGATAGTTAAACATTGATAAACAAAAAGGAGGAATAAATGTCCTATCTCTCGTCTAAAAAAATCTACCCTGGAAACTGGGCAGAGCCTCTGAACGGCTGGTATAAAAACGTCAGCACCGATGGCACTGGTAACGACAATAGCTCCAAGTGTGGGCCTACTTCGGTACTGGCCGTCCCTGGTTATCGTTATTTCCAGCAACGTGGTTATGTCCCTGTCACCACTGCTTCTGGTGATGGAGCCATCGCTTCTGGCAACGTGATCGTTCCTTCCCCTTACCGGAATGACGACACTCGTACCGATATTACCGGCATGGTTGTCAGTGGTTCTACCACCCTTCCTGCCTACGTGTATCGCGCCACTATCTCCGTTGCTTCTGGCTGGGGTGATGGTCGTGTTGCTTCTGGTGTGTATGCAACTTCTGGTCGCGTGATTTCTTTCGCTACCGGTCTTGTGTCCAACGCCACTTCTGGTGAAGCCGTAGCTCAGGCCAACCTTACTTCTACCGTCTCTGGTAGCCAAGAAGGTGAGATCTACTTTGCTGGTGGATCTGCTGCTTACAGTGCTGTTCCCTTTGTGACGGGTGTTGCTGGTGTAACTGCTAACTCCATCTACAAGGAACTGGGTACCGCTGCCACCTATAAGGTGTTCTCTCGTACTGCTGCCACCGTTACTTCCGGTACTGCAGGCGGCTGGTACATCTCTGCTGCTGATAAGGCTGCTGGACGTACTGGTTACTTCGTGGTTGAAGTCTGCTACATCCAACCGGATGAAGCACCTGGCTACGAAGACATCGATGGTTACCTCCTGGGTCGCACCGTTAGCTAATTGAGTTAAACTAGGACCAGATATAATGTCTGGTCCTATGCCAAGTCTTTCTGAGAAACTTCTTTATCGCCACAAAAAAACAAGTTCTCGAGTTCGTATTATCACTGAATTGGACGAAGGTGATTGGTTCATGGTTGAAGACCAGGATGGACGCCTTTATACCTCATATAAAACCGAACTTGAACCTGATGAACAGGCTACAAGAAAAGTTAAAACTCTCCAGGTAAAAGATAAAGCAGCTAACGAAGAACCTCGTAACTTCCCTCCAGATACTCGTTTGAACATTAATGGTGCAACTGCACAAATGATTGCAGACCACATCAAAGGAATCGGCCTGAAGACTGCAAGAGAAATAAAAGATCTACAATTATCTTTGTCTGGTGAAAGATTCAGTAATCTTGAACAGCTTAGGCAGATCAAACGAATTGATTGGGATGCAGTCTTCTC